TATTTACGACAATCTTTCTGAAAGCCAAAAAAAGGCTTATGACTTCATGGTTTCTAACGAAGCCAAAAAAGTTTTTTTGGACAGCATAAAAGAAGTAATTGATTCTTCCAGTTCAACCGGAACCAAAATCCCTACGTACCCCGGTGGCACTGGTCTTACGAATGAGTCAATGACCCAGTCCGCCATTGGAAACATTGGCACTAGGTTGATCAGCAAGGAAACCGGCAACCCGGTCTCTGGAAGCTACAAGGGATACACGGTCCAGCAGCAGGTAGAAGTACCCGGTTTCGTCCGCGGCGGCTACAGGGCTGTAGAACCAAAATATTTTGAGGGCGACGAAAAACTTATTACCACCTTAAGCAGAGAAGACCTTGCTACCCTCCAAACCAAAATGAGCAAAGTCGGCTTGTTGGGCAAAAAGTATCGGATCGGTGTAATCGACTCGACAACAATCAATGCTTTTTCTGATCTTCTTGCAGAAGCCAACGTAATGGGTGTTGACTTCAAGACCGCCATTAGTACTCTTGAGGCAAACCCGCAGCTCGGACAAGGCACTGGGCTAAAGGCCCGCGTGGATAACCCAGATGATTTGAAGCGGATTATCAAGCGAGCCAGTCAGGCCGTTCTTGGTTATTCGGTCCCAGAAGATAGGGTTATGAATCTTGTTCGCGCATACCAGCAGGAACAAATCAAAGCCCAAACTGGCGGCACCAACGTGAACATGCCAACGGCAGAGGCTTTTACTGAGGCCCGTCTTGAAGAAGAAATGCCAGCAGATGCTCAGGCTTACAAGTTTGCCCAGTTCGCACAACAGTTCTTGGAGTCCTAATGGCTAAGAAATCTTTAGAGCAGCGCCGCAAAGAGTACGTTGACCGTAAGATCCGCGAAGGATCCGACAAAACCCGTGCCCAGCTGCGCCAAGAGTTTGACGACGCCAACATTCGCGAACTACCAGTTGACGCCGTTATTGCTCGCATCCGTGAGGTTTACCCAGAGTATGCGTTTCTTTTGGATGGTGACGCTGGCGGTTTTGGTGAAGACGTAAAAAATCTTTTCGTTGACGCCATCACCAACGACTACACCACCGTCCAGTTCAACGCCAAAAAGCGTGAAACCGGATACTTCAAAGAAACCTCATCTGTGTCCGAGGCGTTCGACAAGCTTCGCACGATGGACCAAGAGCAACAGGTTGACACCTATCTTGCCACCATCAAGGAAAACTACGGGACGCTTGTTCAGGACGAAAACCAGTTCCGTGACATTGCCCGTAACGCCGCACGGTTGGGCCTTGATGGCGTCCGTTTAAGGAACTTTGTTTACGCTTCTGCATACAAGTCTGGTGGCGGGGCAACCATGGCGGCAGCGAGTGACCAAGCCATGAAGCTGAATGAGCTTGGTTCGAAGTATCTTTTGAAGAACATTCCGGAGTCAATTCAGCGTCAAGTTTTGACGGGTGAACGTTCTCTTGAGGATGTGGAGATGGTGCTCCGTACCCAGTCCAAAACGTTGTACCCGCATCTTTCTGAACTGATTGACCAAGGTCTGTCTCTTTCTGATATTGCTGAACCGTACCGTCGAGTTATCGCCCAAGAACTAGAAATGGACGAGAACATGGTCAACATGGCAGATCCCAAATACTCTCGTTTCTTAGACCCCAACGAATCTGGAACAAGGTACGCCCCGGGGGAAATCCGCCGCATCGTGCGCACCGACCCGGCGTTCGGCTGGGAGTACACGGAAGAAGCACAGAACCGTGCGCAATCTGCTGCTTTCAGTATCGTTAGAGGATTCGGTGGTAGGCGATGAGCAACATTCAAGATCTTCAAGAACTGGCTGGTTTGGCCGGTCCGGGTGGAAGCGGAATGGTCACCCCAAGCGCTCCCGCTGTTACTGAGGGTGGTGGCCCTAGGGAAGACAGAAGCCCAGAAGAGTTCGCTGCTTCTCTCGCGGCGATATTCCAGCAGGAACGAGAAATGGCTCGGTTGGAGCGTGAAGCGTCCATGGAGTCAATGCGTACCAGCGCAAGAACGACGATGGCCCAAGTGCTGGCAACCTACGGTTTGGAATCTTTGGCTGATTACACCTACAACGAAATTATCGCCAACCCAAGTATTGACATTAGTAACCCGGATGCGATTTTGTTTGCTTTGCGGGAACAGCCGAAGTATCAGGAACGTTTCGCTGCTAACCAGAGGCGTTTGACCGATGGTTTACCAGAGTTGGACCCACAGTCCTATCTTGCTTTGGAGGATCAGTACCGGGCCGTCATGCGGGCGAACGGTATGCCGTCAGGTTTCTATGACCGCACTACCGACTTCACCGAGTTGATCGCAGGGGATGTGTCGCCACTAGAACTTCAGACGCGTGTGGAGCAAGGTTTTTCTGCAGTGGACAATGCAGACCCCGAGGTGCTTCGCCAGCTTCGACAGTTCTATCCTGAGGTGGGGCAAAGCCGCGAGCAGCTGGCCGCCTATTTCCTTGACCCTGAGCGGGCAGCCCCGATCATCACCCGTAATGTTCGTGCCGCACAAATCGCTGCCCGAGGCGCCGAGTCTGCTGGTATCCAAATAAGCGGAACGTTGGCCGAGGATCTTGCTCGTCGTGGGGTAACCATGGCAGAAGCTGAGCGTGGCTTTGGTGAAATTGGTGCATTGGGTGAACTGACGCAGGCGTTCGCTGGAGAAAACCCGTTGAGCCAAGAAGATATTGTTCGCGCGAAACTCGCTGGCGACACTGCCGCCGAGCAAGAGCTGAAGCGTCGCGCTGCTGGTCGTGTTGCCGCATTCCAAGGTGGAGGCTCGTTTGCTCGCACTACAGGCGCAACATCTGGCACATTCCGCACTGGTGTCGGCGAAGCCCAATAGCCCTTGTGATATAGTACCGTTGTTCCTACATGGGGACACCGTTGGAGAAGCCCCGACTTCAGCGTAAACACAAGGGTGTAACTAGCAGCCATCCTCGGACCTCCATCGGGGATGTGGGCGGAAGGAGTGGGTCATGTCGGACGCAAACAACGAGTTTGAGGACGAGCAAGTAGACCAGCCAAAGGATCCAGTACGGGCACATATGCGCAAACTGGAAGCCGAAAACAAGCGCAAGGACGAAGAACTCGCAACACTGAAAAGTGCCCAGCGAGAACTCGTGTTCTTGAAAGCAGGAGTAAATCCTGATGATCCGAAAGCGAAGTATTTCGTTAAGGGTTATGACGGTGAACTCACAGTTGAAGCAATCCGACAGGCAGCCGAAGAAGCTAGTTACATTCCGAGTCAACGCAAGGAAATCGAAGAGGACGCTCAGGCGTTCGGTCGATTGAACCGGGCAGCAACTCACGGTGAAACTAGCGAACCCGTGGTCGATTATGCGGACAAGATCCGCAACGCTCGCACCCCAGACGAGGTGATGCAACTGGTGGCCCAAGCAAGAAAAGAACTAGAATCCCTCTAACACAAAGGAAAAAATAAGTGAGCAAGACCCAACTTTCAACGCTTAACGTCTCTAAGGCGGCGTACGAGCAGTTGGCTTACTTCGCGCTCCGCAGCGAACTTCTGTTCGATCAGGCAGCCGATGTTCAGCCAACGAACCAGTCCATGCCAGGTTCGTCTGTCATTTTCACCAAGTTCGGTGACTTGTCGGCCGCTACCTCCGCCCTCACCGAGGACACCGATGTCACGCCAGTCGTCATGAGCGACTCGCAAGTCACCGTAACCCTCGTCGAGTACGGTAACGCAATCAACACCACCGCCAAGCTGCGTGGCACGTCCTTCTTGGATGTGGATTCGGCTGCCGCGAACATCATCGGTTACAACGCTGGAGACAGCATTGACCAGGTGGTGCGTGAAGTGTTGGCTGCCGGTTCGCAGAACATTTTCTACGGTTCGGGTGGCGCTTCGGCTCCGTCGAGCCGTGCGACGGTGGGTAGCGACGACATCCTGACGGCGAACGACATCCGCAAGATGACCGCTTCGCTGCGCAAGAAGAACGTGGCAACCTACAACGGTTACTACATGGGCTTCATCCACCCAGACGTGTCGTACGATCTTCGCAAGGAGACCGGCAACGCATCGTGGAACGCCCCGCACGTGCAGGTCGACACCGCCAACATCTACAACGGCGAAATCGGAACCTTTGAGTCGGTGCGTTTCATTGAGACGCCACGCGCGAAGATCTTCGAGAACGCTTCGGATGGTTCTGGTTCCAGCACTGGTTCCAGCGCAACGGTAGACGTATATTGCACGCATGTCATGGGCCGTCAGTCGCTTGCAAAGGCGTACTCGGTTGTTGACGGCAACGGTGCTTTCCCGAAGATCGTGGAAGGTCCAATTGTTGACGTGCTGCGTCGCTTCAACCCGATGGGTTGGTACTGGCTGGGTGGCTACGGCCGCTTCCGTGAGGAAGCTCTCGGTCGCATCGAGTCCAGCTCGTCAATCGGCGCTAACTAATCAACTTCAGTTGAGTGAGAGGCCCGCCCTTCGGGGCGGGCCTTTTGCTATTGTGGCGTCGGGGTGGACGGCTTCCCTCCACCGTCCACCCCACCATGTTGTATAGTTTGTTGGTCGGAAGGTTGATGAATGTCGATTAGTAACTATGCGGAAAACAAGCTTCTGGATACGTTGCGTAACCAGTCGTTCGCTGTTACTACTGCTTATGTGAAGTTGCATTTGGGGGACTCTGGCGAGGATGGAACCTCTAACGCCGCCACCGAAACAACCCGTAAGGCTGTGTCGTGGAACGCGGCTTCGTCTGGGTCTATGTCGTCTAGCGCGACTTTGGAGTGGACGAATGTGGCGGCTACGGAGACGTATACGCATTGGTCGATGTGGGATAACGCTACGGCTGGTAACTGTTTGTGGACGGGTTCGTTGTCGGCTTCTGCGGCTGTGACGGCTGGGGACACTTTCCAAATTACGTCGCTTACGTTGACGTTGGACTAGTTGGGTGGCCCTGAGTGGCGACTAACTTTCCCACCTCTCTTGATGCGCTGACTAATCCGGCGGCTGGTGACAGTCTTACTAGCCCGTCTCATGCTGGGCAACATGCGGATGCGAATGATGCGATTGAGGCGTTGGAGGCGAAGGTTGGGGTGAATGGTTCGACGGTTGCGACTAGTCTGGACTATAAGGTGAACAAGCCGATGAATTCGGATGTTCTTGCGGCGATTATCACGATGGATGTAGGAGTTTAGAGATGGCTGTTGGTGACAGAGTTGAGGCACGGCTTGGAGGGCCGACACAGTTGGGTACGACTACTACGACTATTTGTACTGCGGCTACGGGGTATGCGGAGATTTTGAAGCAGATTGTTATTTGTAACACGGATACGGTTGACCGTACGGTGACTTTGGCTGTTGGGTCTGCGGCTACTGCGGCGAACCGTTTGATGTCTAGTTTGCCGATTGGTGCTAACGACACGATTGTGTTTGATACGGCGATTGTGTTGGCGGCTGGTGAGACGTTGCAGGGTTTGTCGGATACTGCGGATAAGGTGACGGTGACTGTTGTTGGTTGGGAGAAGCAGACAGCGTAATGGGGTTGGATAACGCTTACGGTGTCGGCTCGTTGAAGCCGGGTGTTTGTACGAGTTCTACGCGCCCTACTTCACCGTTTACTGGTCAGGTTATTTTTGAGACGGATACTGGTGCGACATTGTTTTGGTCTGGTTCTGCGTGGAAGCCAAATGGGATTGTTGTTTGCACTTCTTCTACGCGCCCATCACCTCCCGCTACTGGACAAATAATTTTTGAAACAGATACGAACCAACAACGAATTTGGCTTGGGAGTGCTTGGTCTAACGGGGTTGGTTTTATATCAACTTTTTCTGCAGAGTATCTTTTGGTTGCTGGCGGCGGCGGAGGAGGGCGAGGAGGCGGCGGTGCTGGAGGAGTTTTGGGCGGGACATCGACACTATCGATTGGAACCACCTACCCAATCGTTGTTGGCTTGGGCGGCACTGGCGGTTTAACTTCAACTGGCGCCTTGGGAACAAACGGCGGAAATTCAACCTTTAATGGCAACACAGCGGTTGGAGGAGGCCGGGGAGGAGTAAACGGCACAAACGGCGCTTCTGGTGGTTCCGGTGGAGGTGGCGGTGCTGACGCCGCCACATCTGGTGGAGCAGGGACTTCTGGGCAAGGTTTTGCTGGAGGCTCCGGCAACCCCGTTTCTTGTTCTCCTGTGGGCGGCGGCGGAGGCGCTGGGGGTGCGGGTCAAAACGCTTCTAGTATTTCTGGAAACGGTGGTGTTGGTACGACCACTTATTCTGCGTGGGGGGCAGCCACATCCCTAGGACAAAACTCTAGTGGGACTTATTATTTTGGTGGTGGCGGTGGTGGTGGTGCTTATTGTACAACCAATGGAACTGGTGGCCTTGGCGGCGGCGGAAATGCCGCATCTTCTAATGGCGGAACAGGAACCGCGGGGACAGCCAACACTGGCGGTGGTGGTGGCGGTGGAGCCGTTGGCGGGGTTGGTGGCTCTGGTGTGGTAATTGTCAGGTATTTGGCTTCTGCCGTTGCGGGTGTGACGATTACTGGCGGAACAAAAACAACTTCTGGGATTTACGTTTACCATGCTTTTACTTCTTCTGGAGATTTGGTTATCGCATGACTATTTCTGCTACCACACAGGGCTTGCGTCCCGGAGCCTGCACCTCCACCAACCGTCCCGCTGTCCCGTTCGACGGCATGGTTGTCTATGAGACTGATACGAACACAATGTCGGTGTGGGATGGCACATCCTGGGCATCACTGTCCGGGCCTATCTCGCTGAACTTTCAGACAATCTCGGTGAACTACACGATGCCTTCTGGGTATAACGGTTTGTCGTCTGGGCCGATTACGATTGCGTCTGGTGTGACGGTGACGGTGCCGTCTGGTTCTAGTTGGAGCATTGTATGAGCAAACTTGCTGTTGGTTCGTTGGAAGGT